GAGAGTAACATTTGAAGAGAACTTACCCTCTAGAATCTTTCGTGAATGCATATCGGTGCCAAGATACTTCAAAGGTCCAGTAGTGGTTCCTTCGGGGATACCATCTCTAACCGGATCCATTACTTTAACTTTAATTGGCTTATCTTTATTATCACTCATCTAACTAACTCCCTATGGTGTAATTAAGGAACCACCACCAACGGCTCCCGCTGCTGCTGCTCCTTGCATCATACCAGCCAGTTGTCCAAGAACAAAGGCTAGATTAGCAATGCTATTAAATCTTCCGGCAAAATTGATTGCTTCATCAACATTTAGAAACAATTCACTCTTATTACCATTAATATCTGTGACAAGCAACTTAACTCCAAGACCATACAGAGGATGTTCACTAATCCCGACTGAAATACCCTTATTGTTAGAAGCCGAAGGCTCTTCTTGTGCTTGCTTCTCTTCTTCTGACATAATTACCTTTCTTATTTAAAATTTCCACGGCTTAGAATCAAACAATGTTAATTGATTGTTAAAATCCTCAACCTCGGGAGTTTCTACGCTGGCAGACTTTTCTGCTAGATCTAATCTTTCTCCATCAGATCTAACTGAGATACCCATATCATCTATTACAATAGATATTCTATCAGTCGCATTAACTTTTGTTTCAAACGGCATCTCGTTATCTTTATCAATGCGAATTCTAATCATCTGACTCATCATCCACCTCTTTCCAAAATCTAAATACTGGACTAATAAGCCCAGCGCGAATTGCCGCAGCAACCGCTGACGGAGGGATTCCTATATTCATATATTCTTCCACTTCCCGGATTGTAATTGATTCTGTTCTCTGCTCTACTTCAAAATTCCGGGTTAACTGCACATACATTACTTCAGAATCTGGTTCTCTAAAGTATTTAATACCTTGTTCAGCAAATGCTTGAGAAAGTTCAGAAAACCATTTTTGATAAGGATCTTGTGAAATCTTTTCTTGCTGATTCTTTATGTGCAATTCATTAAACTGAGCGCGAAATTCTTCAACCATCTCTGGGTCAAAAAGATCATCGAACTCATCTTTGTTCATAGTCATGATATATTTATGAGGGAATAATCAACTCACTAACAACCTCAAGCACCCTTTCTTTAAATTGATTCAAAGAACTTTTATTATCTATTATATAAGAAAAGTATTCATCAGGCAAACGTTCTTCAGAAATATGAGAATCATTATGAAATAGATCGGGCCTATTTATGCGAATAATATGACCGCCAAGATGTTTAATTCTCTCTGCTTCATTCTTAAAACGAACATCCGTAATAATCCACAATTCATCATCTGGAACGGTAGGCTCTCTGGGTAATATCATATCTACCCAAAAATCATCACCGAAAATATCTCGGTGCGCTTCTGTACCATACCTTTGAGCAAAACTTCTCCAAGTGTATGAATGCTCAAAACTCTGACTTTCAATCTTAAAGACGCCCCGCTCTTCCTTTAGTGTGTTTATTTCTCTTATTGAAACGCCAAAGAGAGCCGCTAGGCTCTCCTTGATCTTGTCAGCAAATGCTAACCTTTGAGCATGAGGATATACGGATTGAATAAAATTGTAAGCGGTATCTTTTCCAGCCCGCTTACCTCCATGTAATCCAATAATCATATCTAGTTAGACTGTTCGCCTGTCATGTTCTCATAAAAATCATCAATCTCTTGCTGAATAGAATCTTCAGCATGACGACGAAGTTCATCCTCAATCTCAGCACGACGAGTCCTGACATACTCATCATAAGCCTCCTGCTCTTCTTCCGTATCTGGACGAGGAGCCAAAGGCTCTTCATGAGCAAAAGAACGAGAGAAAACAACATTTTCATATTGGTTTCTTGGATTTGTAACCTTAGAGGTCAAACCAACACTAACCTTAATAACTGTCATAACTACCCCTTATTTACAGCAATAGCAAGACTATTGAGATTGCTTCCCTTAATAGACTCCTCAACCTGAGAAACAATACGCTTTACAATATCATCAGAAATTGGCGAACCTTGCATATCATATACAGTAACACAGACAGAACGCGGATAATGCTTATACGCTGTCCAATTATTGTTGTTGTGCTTACGTCGCTTATTGTTATTATTCCTGTTGTTGCCCTGACTAGACAATTTAACTCCTATTGAATTGATCCGAGATTAATACGTTCAAAAGATGTAATACCATGCTTGCGATTCATAGTGATGAGAGCCTGTTGTGCCTCATCTCCTGCGTGCATAGTATCAAATGCATACTCATCTGGCCCCTTAATGGAACCATTCACTACAAGATCACATCCACGACCGGGCCACCAAAGCAACTGGTGGAAGTGACCCATTACTAGCATATCAACTGACGGCATCCCAAGACTCTTAAGACCCTCCTGAAAAGCCGCCCTTTTCTTTGCAAGCCCATAGAATGGAATACCTGCAAAACTTGATGACTTATAACCATCACCGTGAGTCATGCCGACGCGGTGGCCTGCAATCTCATGAATATAAATCATATCCTTTGGTACGATAACTTTGACATTCTTAATTGGCTCAACGATAGCCTTCACCATCATACCCATCATGTATTCAAGATTATCATACTTATTCTTGTGGCGTGGCTTGTGGTGAATGCGAGGGTGATTACCCGGCATGATAACAACTTCAACCTCTGGGAATATCTCAGACATTGAACCAATCATATCTACCATAAGATGTGCCATTCGTACAAACTGGTCAGAAACTGGAGTCTCATTGCTCTCAGCCAACTCTTCGTGGATATTCCCACTAATCATATCGCCAAGAAACGCTAGAACGATCTTATTGACTGGATAATCATTACTCTTGATTTCATAGAAGCGAGAAATCTTCTGAGCGAGAAATTCCATACGACGATCACAGATATCCATATTATACTTAATATCAAACATATCTACAGTCTCTCCGTAGTGGGCGTCTGAAATTAGAGCAAACATGGTGTGAGGATCGTCACCGATAGCGGGGTTTGGTCCTACACGGAATACTGGCTCATAGGGATTTGATTCAATTACCTGAACAATGCGATCTGCAATACGATCCTTATCATCAACGATCTTTTCATATTCCTTAATCATCTTAAGGGTATGACGCTTATCAGCATTTAGACGAACAATTTCTCTATTCGCTGTAAGCAACTCATCATGAATGCGATCCTCTTCTGTCTCTTCCTCTTCCAGACGACGCTTTGCTCTCTTGATGGGAGACTTATCTGCATCGAATGAAAAGATTTCACTATCCCAACGATCAATTGCTCGGCGCACAGAACGATCAGAAGTGGAAAGACCATAACGATCTGTAAGAAAGCGGGAAATTGCCCCAGCAGTCATTCCATCCACATAACAGTCAATAATTATGTCTTTATACTCGTCTAGTGGTGACACTGACGATTTACCATCTGGGGTATTAGTACCCATTAAGTAACTCCTTGATTAGAGAATTAACTATTCTTTTTCATCTTCACTAGAGATGTTATCATCTTTTACTTCTTCTGGAAGTATATCATCTCTGATTAATGAAATCTTTTTAGCATTCTTTGGGCGGTTTATCTTTTCTACAAGCCTACCGTCCTTCTCTTCAAGGACTTTACTCATACTTGATCTTCCGCCCGGAGGTTGGATGGGAGTTCTTTCATTAGAAACTTCAGGCATACCGCCCGGAGTTGGGCTTATTGGCTGTGCGGCTGGAGTTGTACCACCCGGCTCTGGTGGGATAAGAATGCCACCGGGGCCTTGCTCTGGGGCACCCTCTTCACCTTCTGCTGGCGGCATCATTCCACCACCGGGGACCATTTCTTCATCCATACCGGGGAATTGATTTGGGTCAAGACCAGCATTAGGATCTAGTCCAGACATAATGATTTCCTGCAACAAGTCTGGAGGAATGGGAAGATTCTGAGCCTTAAGCAGACGATAAATCTTGACCTTAGCCTCTTGCTGTGCAACAGTCTTTTCGATAGCCTCTTCTTCAAACCTTGCAAGTTCTTCCTTGAAGGTGTAAGGCAGACCAACCATAAATGTCTGATCTGAAATAGGAACTCCAGAAGCCTTGAGTTGGGCAAGGAATTGACGCTGAGTAGCCTCATCTCTAAGATCAAGAACTTTCATGTTAATTTCTGGAATAAGCAATTTGTGTCGTTCGACAACCATGATGTTGCCCTCTTCATCATATTCAATATGCTCTTCCATGATTGGGACGCGAGTATCACCACGCTGTTCGTAATCGTAATGTTCATTAGCCTCAGCAACAACTCGGGCGCGGTCCATGAAGTGCCTCTTCAAGAAGTTCTGGTATGTACGAAGGATTTGATTAAGGAACTCAGCCTGTAGTGCTGATGATGCATATGGTTGTGCATTAGAACCAGCAGAAAGTAGGCTTGGGTTTACACCAAACAACTGCATTAAACGACGTTCAATTCTGTCGAAGTCATCGCCTAGATTTGGCATCTGCTCACGACCAAATACATTTTGAATATCTACGCCGAAGTGGTGGACAAGAACACGGAAGTCTGAAGCGAGAGCGATATCAATATCATCGCGGAAGGCCTCACACTCATCTGGACCGGGCATCCAAGGTACACCATCTCCAATATCCTGAACACCTAACTTGGCTAGAATCAGTGGGGAGTACAAACGCTCTGCAATAGCATCCTGAGAAGCAAGCAACTTCTCTTCATGCATAAGTGTGCGTAATCCTCTAAGAAGCAGAGGGGTTCCGTGAATGTCCCAATCGTTAATCTTGAAAGCAACCTGCTTCATAAGAACGTTCGAAACAGGAATATTTTCATTCTTGATCAAATATGGAATAAGTTCCGGCCAATCCTGAACAAGAGTTTCGTAGTCTGTAGTAGGACTCTTCTTTGCCGCGAGTTCCTTTAGGAATTCAGGTGGTTTAATCTCAAACTGCTGAGTTCCAAGAAGCGGATACTGCTTTAGTACCACATCTTCTGGATTGATAAGTTCTTCTCTTTCCCAAATACCAAGAGTCTCATTAAATGAGCCGAGAGGAAATGCCTGTCCCACTGTCCAGTATTCACGGCCAAGACGTACAAGGAATTCCTGATAGTCAAGACGATCAAAGAAAAGATCCTCGTACCATTGTGTGAGTTTTGGATCTTTAGAACTTAGTTCCATTCCTACTAAGGGGAACCTAGTAAAAATATCAATCAAGATAGGAACAAGGTAATGCGTCATGTAGTATAGACGCAGCCACTGATACAACTTCTGACGATGCGTATCATTTTGAATATTCCAAGGAATACCAGAGAGTTCCCAGTATTCCACCGGATCGTAAAAACGAGGAATAGCAGCAATATAGTCTCCACCGCCCGCTGCTGTTTTGTTAATAGAAGAAACCCTACGGTTTCTAGAGAACTCAGACGCAAGAGCGCGGTTGGCTCTCATATCTTTAATTGTGTTCTCTAGACTGTCAGGACCGTTAGGGTCACTAGTAGCAAGGTTGTACGACTCCCAAGCCGCAATCTTCTTACGAAGGTCGTGCTTAGGGAGCGTACCTCCCATTTCCTGAATTGCTTTTACCTTCTGATCTGATGAAAGATGAGGAAATTCTGGCATTTATATTATATCCAAACTGTTGATAGGTATATCATACCACACATTATCTTTTAGAACCAGATCCCCAGCCAATGAAATTATCATCATATACTCCAAGTGACTGGATTGCTTGTTCTGGGGTCATACCATCAGACATAAGTTTTTCAACTTCATTGTCTATTAGATCAAAATCTAGAGGTGCTGCGCCTTCTTTAGAATTTTCTTGCTTTAATTCCTTAAGACGCTTATGCAAATCGGCTAATTCGTCAGAAGCGATATCATCATCGCCGGGATAAATATACCCACCGTCAAGCACGCCGCGTTTTAGTTTAGCAATCTCTTTTTCAATCTCTTCTATTTCATCACTTCTATTTGCTGAAGTCTTAGCATTTTCTATTTGCTTAACTTTAGCAGCAGCCCAAGTGCGACCGGCGTTTCCGCCCCATGCTAACCAAGCAACATCCCAAGGAGTTATTTCGCCTTGCTTTGCTTTTTGCGAACGACCACCCGCATGACGCTCAAAGAATGAGTGCATACGCTTTACATGCTCGGGAGTTAATTCTTGCCCTTCGGCAATTTTCTTTGCTCTAGTTAGGGTTGCTGATTCAAATCCATCTCCAGCCTTACCTTCTGAGTGATACTTAATGCCACGCCTTGCAGCACTACGCACACCTTCTGGTGGTACTAGATTTAGATCGGATGCCTCCTTGACAGAGGCGCTAGATTTTTTTGAATCGCTTCCAAAAATAGGGTCTCTTTTGTTTCTTTGATTTTCAGATGCTAAATCGTATGCGTGCCTTTGAGCATCTTGATGTGCTGTTTCGCCATGAAACTCTTTTATCTTTTGTCCATTACTGGCATTAAGCACTACAGCATACATCCCATCTTTAGTTGATCCATACGCAAAATCTCCGAGCCTATCAAATTCCATTGCCTTGTCATTTGATAAAATTATTGAAGATTTTTTTGGAGCATTATCCTCTTGCTTAACACCCTTAGCGTTCATATCTGAAGTGGCCTGAGCCTTTTCTTTATCTTTAGTATTTTCAGAATAAGGTGCTTCTCCACCGGGCTGAATAAACTCACGAACTGGCTCACCAAAGTCAGTAAAGTCTTGATGTTCTAATCCCAATTCTTTTTGCTTTTGCTTAACATCTAAATTTTTGTACTTCTCGCCTTCTGATCCGCCAATTTCTTTATCAATACTCATTCTGCTTGGATCAGAAGCGCCTGCGGGTAGCCCCGGTTCATTTTGCTGAAGTTGGGCCATCTCGCCAACGGCTTCAACGAGAATAGAAGCGGTCTTCTCTGGGATTCCCTGAGCAACATAGAATTCTTCTAAGGCCTTTACGCTCGCACCACGAAGATAATCGTAACGATTTGGTCCTCTTGTCTTGAATTGAGGCTCCCCCTCAATCATCTCTTTTCTTCTACGAGCATTTTCTTTCATCTTTTCTTCTGCTCTTGATTGATCTTCAATCATATCTTCATACTCGCTCTTTTCAGAAGAAGGGCTATTTAATTCAATAGTAGGTTGCTCTTGAGCCTCTAGTTCATCCATCTTTCTTGCTCTAGCAGGCAGTGGCTTGTCTTTGCTTGACCAGTCTGGAGCATTGTAACCAACATCATTATTGCGGTCCATAAAGCCACGAAGCATTTCTCTCCAACCAGCATTCTTTTGAATCCATTCTGGTACAAGGGAATCTGCGTTCTCTAAAATAAATGCAGCCTTTTTCTTTTCACGATCTGCATCACACTTCTCACAAGAGCCGGGAGAGCAAGGCTTAGTTCCGGGGACACGCTTGTACCCATCCCAGCAATTACATTCCTTAGCCTCTCTTACTGAAGAATTCTTTCTTTCATCTCTTTCGTTCCATCTTGATTGGTATTCATGAGCCGCATCGAATGCTTCATCAAGACTATCGTAAACATCACGAACATCATGCCCCGAGAATATCAAGTTACCTCCCTTCCCCTCGTAGTAACCGGGAGGGATGTGAGATAACTGATAGCGAGTCTCCCTACGTCCGGGGTAATCGGGTGGATCAAAGTCTAGAAGGCCCATATCAAGTTGCTCTTCTCTACTTTGAGGATCAATATTCCACTCACCATGCGGTCCCTTGGCAGTGTAATAATCGTCCCCGTGGTCTTGCCAATCAATGTTAGCGGTCTTTACTACTGAAGATTCTTTCTTTTCTTCTTCTTCGTCCTCTTCTTCTTTTTCTTCAGAATCTGACTCCTCATCCTCTTCATCTTCTTCCTTGGATTCATCTTCTTCGGTCCAAGGCTTGTCCCATTCAGCCTGCCTGATAGTCGCCTCTTTTAAATCAGTTCCTGCTGCTTCGTCTAAGGAGTGATCAACACCACTATCATAAAGGGCGCTTAGAGCCTTACTAATTTGTTCTTCTAGCGACCAATACTTATCACTACCTTCCTCTTCACTATCAATACCATCTAATTCACTCTTCAGATGCTCAAGTTCCATCTCTAATTGATTCTGGTCTTGATTCCAGCCCCCCTGAAGTGCAGATTGTACAAGTGGCTTATACTGATTCCAATACAGTTCAATCTGATCTAAGTCCATATTGTAGCCAACATAATCATTGATTAGATCTGAATGTGCTTCGTCTTTTCCAGCAAATGGATCAACATATGGGTTTGCCTTCTTAACAGCAGCCTCTTTTAAATGAGTTACTGTTGCATCATAGATAGTCTCTGAAGGAATGTCATACTCTGCGGCATACTTATCCGCAACTGAACGAATGTCATCAGAAAGGAAATCAACTCTCTCTGGATTCTTGGCTACGAAACTTTCAAAACGCTGTTCGCATTCTAACTGTGAGGCCATAATAGCCTTAGTTGGATTAATTCTTTCAGCCTCTTGTCTCATATTGAGTTCTAGGCTCTCAAACATATCGCTCATTATAGTAACCATCCTTCATCTGAAATTTCAGTGTTTGACTTTTTCTTTTTAGGCTTTTCTTCGCCCTCTTTCTCATCATCTTCTGCCTCTTCTTGCATATCGTCAATCTCATCAATGGTTTCAAAAAGAGTGGAGGCAGCAAATCTATCAACAAAATCATCAGGCTCATTTTCTGCCATTTGACTCATTTCATCAGGATCCATCTGATGTGCAACAGAAGAATCTAGATATTGCTCAATTTGAAATGATGCTCCGGGAATATATTTATCTAGGTCATCAAAATTCGAAAGGGGAGCATTGACAATATCTTCGGCATGAAGAAGAATTTCTTCTTTTAATTTATTGATTTCTTGTTCCCACTTATTATTATCCCAACGAAATCCGTCTTCCGCATCTGTTTTAGAACCGCTTCTAAGAACACGCATTCCTTCTCTTGCATAATTTATCAATTCTTGAATTTCTGCTTCTGATTCATTTTCTGATATTTTTTCAGTCGCTTCTCTCATTTGAATAACAAAAGAACGACGAACTTTTTCTACATTTGCAAGGAATTCATTAGCAATTTCTTGAGCCTTCTCTGCGGGAAGAGCAGAAACTTTAGGCTGAATAAATGTAGTTGCAAGTCTAGCAACTTCTTGTCCATCACCGATCAGAACAGGAGAAATGTCTGAAACGAATTCAACGGAGGCAATTCTAGCGAATTCATTCCAATTAGTTGCTTCTAGTTCTTCTTCCATTTCCGCAGCAATGAGTACGATTGATTCTCCACCACCGGGGCCAAATGCATATCCACCAGCGGCTTCCTTGCCGAACTCGTACTTGGGTAGGCTATTTACATATTCATCTTCACCAACGAAATCTGCGCTAGCGAGGCGAGTCTGACAAAATACAATTTCGTTAGCAAGGGCAACCTTAGCCTCTCCAAGAAGTCCCATCTCGGCAACATCTTTAGTTGTTGAGATTCTGTTATGAACTTCTCTTTGCAACTTAGTTGCAGCCTTAATTCTTTGTGAATATGTGTTTCGATAATCCTCTGGTAGAGCCTCTAGAGCGTCATACCAGTCACCGCTAAGGTGTGCTGCAATCTTGTCTAGCAATTCATCTCTAGTATCAGCAAGTTTATCTTGCCTTACCTTTTGTAAATCTTCAATGGGGAATTCATATTCCCCACCATTTTCTAATTTTACACTCGCCATTTTGCCGTAGAGAGTATCCCATACTCCAGTTACCTCTCCTGTGTTTCCACTGGCTCTGACGATAGTGCCGGGATTGATCGCAGGATCATCCTCTAGTTCTAGATTCTCAGCCACTTGATTTGCCTCCTCCTCGCTAGCGCCTTCATTTTGCAGAATCTGTACTAAGTCAGTTTTAGTCATTTGTGGATCATTGGAAACAAAATCTTGACCTCTTCCGCCCCAATATCCTAGATCTTGATCAGAACCCATCTCTGGAGCCTGACCAGAATCTTGTCCTTCTGTAAAGAATTGTCCATCTTCAGTATCTTCGGGACCACCAATAAAACCCCCACCAGTAGCCTCAAAGTCATTTGGACCGGGAGCGCCCTCTAGTGAGTCGTTGATTCCTCCGGGGCCACCCTCGTCACCCATTCCAGCACCATATGGAAAATCACCACTTGGACCCATATCTAGATCTTCTGGGGCATCACTTTCAGGACCAATTCCCGATAGGTCTGCTCCGGGGTATCCTTCGTCCCCCTGATCCTCCGCTCCACCTTGCTCCCTAGGAAGAGATGCGGCATGGGCTTCTTCGTCAGTTGCCCCAGCACGTTTTAGTTCTTCGATAATTTGATCCTGAGAGATTCCCTTATCTTGCAAAGTAAGACCAAGTTCTCTCCAAGAGAGTTCTACAGATGTTTTATTAACATTTGAAGTCTTTCCGCCAAACAGTTCATTTATGAGTTGTTGAATTGATTGGGAAGAAACGTTATGCTTTTCTAGCATAGTTCTTATAAATGAAGAATCAATTTCATCACGATTAGATTCTGCATGATTTAGCAACTCTTGGAGTGCAGCGGGAGGCACATCGTCGTATTTATATCCGGGATCGGCATAATCTGCAAAAGCATTATCATCCCCCTCTTGAATATCAGTATGTTGATTAACTGACTGAGAACCTTCATCTGTATTGAGCATATCAATAGCATTTGAAGCATCTTCTCTTGTATAACCCATCTCCAGAAGGGCATCTAAGATTTGACCAAGATCAATATTAGTGCTGAACATCACCTTGGCTGCCTGTAGGGCGTTTACTCCAGAAGACTTTAGATAGGTAACTTCAGGGCCATCCTGAAATACCATCATTACTGCCATTTTTGCTGTTTTGGGATCAAATCCCATTTGAGTAAGTTCTCTAACAATATTTCCGATATTGCTGTATCTCACATCTGGTCTCTGCTTTACCAGAGTGATTGCAGCAGAGAGGTCGGTTTTTGCCATAAGATTATCCTTTAGTAAATGCATTTACTACCAATTATAGGGTCGGACGGCGTGTTTTATTATAAGTGTTTTGCCTTGGAACCCTTTTTGCACTGCGAACTCGCATCGGTTCTGCTTTTCTTTCGTAAAAATGAGACATAGATTCGGGCACATTGCTTGCGGGACGAGAGTTATATCCACCGGGCGCACCCATAACAAGACCCTCAGAATATGGCTCCATTTGTACAAAATCGCCAACTAATGAATCAACAACTTCCATTATACAGTCTGCGATATCCTTTGTGGTTACAGGTCCAACTTCCTGTTTTACCACACGATTTCCCTTCTGCTGAAGAAACTTTAGTTCATTTTTAGCGAGTTCAAGGAGGGGGAAATCAGCAGGAGCGTGTACCAAACCGAGGTTTATTGCTGTTTTAAACCTATCTGCTCTTGCAAAGTTTAACTTTTCTGTAGCAGTAACTTCTCTAATCATTGTTTCGCCAGCACCTTTTTTGCGGCTTTCTTTCCTAAGCCACTGAATTAGCCCCTTTGATTGGAATTGATCGAAAGTAAATTCTTTTGGTCTAAAAAGCAAGATCTTTTCAAGGATTTCGTCTTGAACATCAAGGTAGTTAATTGTGTGATCTGGGAAGTCTGCTGGGATCCATGCGTGAATAAGGTCAAAGAATACATGAGGTATTTCTCTTCCTTGCTCATCTTCGTGATATTCAACATGCCCAACTGCCAGACCAAAGTTGGCGGTAGTTGTTGAGGGGTCGCAATGCCCCTTAAATACAACACCGGGACCATAGCCAGCGCGGTCCTTAGTCGTTCTTAATATACGATTCTTCCAAGGCTTAAACATATCATCAACCTTGTTTGGATCTAAAAACCCGTCTATGACTTCTGCAAACTTAGAACGACGCTCAACTGAAAATTTCTCAGGATTACGTTCTTCTTCCAAAGCCATTGCTTCATCTACTCTTGGAGAAAGCACAATTGCATTCTTAAAACGTCGTTCTGGATCTTTATCCCAATCCTTGTAAAGTTCCCATGAAGGAAACTGAAAACCCATCATACGGTAGTCAAGAATTTCACTTGAAAGTTGCTCTTGATCTGGTATAATATCCATTGCGACGAGATAGTTACTATAGAACTTTCCTACCTTAGTATATGGAGAAGAGTTCTCAAAGATAAGAGCATCTTCTTTAAACTGGTCAAGTGCAGGACGAGCCGCCTCTAGAATTTCATCGGCTCCCGATTTACTATTAACACCTTCCATCATGTGAGCCATCTCATCCATGATAAGAACCATCGTTGCTTCTCCACGGATGGTAGAAGCGTTTGCTGCTGAAGGCTTGATTCTAATAGATGCCAAGTCTCTTTCTGCTTTAAATGCACTACCTGCTTTTAGTTGAGCAGCCTTCTCAATATCAGCGGGAGTCATAAGACTGATTTCTTTTTCAAGAAACTTTGACCAGTATGGTCTAAGTGCTTCGCATGAAGTAACAGCGCCGTTAATATCGGCAAACTGATAACGCTTTGCCTGATCTTCGGATGCTGCGATTGCAGTTACCCAAATCGCCTTATCGCGGTCAATCCCATATTTGTCTTGTGGATTTTCCATATTGATGAGATCATAAATCTTTTTAGCAACCGCAAGGCCAGTGATGTGGCCTTTTGAAGAACGACGACCTCCGATAAGCATCACCTCTCTAAAGTGATCATAGTTCTTATCTCTAAGCGTCTGAATGCGTTCACGAATTCTGGGAGAGATCATTACTTCTCCAGATTTGTTGTGAATCCATTCATCTAGAACATCTTCTTCATAGCCGGTGAGTTCTTCAAGAAAGATTAGTTTAAGAAGAAGACGCTGCCTAGGATAGAGAGGCTTATTACAATAATCACTAGACTCCGCAAATTCAACAATTGAAATATTTTTATCTCTAAGATTATTTGTAAAAAAATCTAAAAGATCAGTTCCCATTATTCAATTTCCTCAATATCCTGATTCAATTCTCTAGCCTTCTTAACTTCGTACTGTTTCTTCTCATGATCAAATCCAGAGATAGGATCTACCCGATCAATGATAGTAACGACAAGTTCAAGAATATCTGTATCTTCGTTGAGTTGCCAATCGGCATCTGCTTCGAATCCGTTATCATATAAACGGCCTTCTAGTTCTGCAATCATGTTCCACATTGTATCAAAGTTGTTATTAGCATCTTTATATTTATATTCAATGCGTCCAACAACATCTCTAATTTTAACGATATCCTCATCGTACAGATTAATCATGCTGTCCATCAATTTCCTCCTCTGAAATAATAATTTGGTCAACGGGAACTTCCACATCGCCAACCGTTGCTTTCTCTACCCCAGATTCTAGACTTAGAATATCTCCCTTAGCAATTTCTTTTGCTCTGGCAGCAACAGCAGCATGGAGGTCTGGAGGAACAATTTCTCTAATTGCCTGCACCATAGATTTAACCTGAATCATCATCTTTTCTTCAAGAACTGAGTAACCATCATTCATCAACTCTTCTCTCAGTTCGATAGCCTTAAGAATGTCCTTCGGATCAAGATTCAAATCTTCATAGATTAATTGGTCCCATCCCTTTTGAATGAATACATCTAGGTATGCCTTACCAGAAATGATTCTAATTTCATTTTCAGCATTTGCCTTCTCGTACTCTTCTGCGTGCTTGTCAATAATTGCACGATACGCAGACTTCTCTAGATTAAGGTGCGACTCTTTATGACGCTGAACAGAACGATAACTAATGTCTTCACCTGCGTTCTGCAAAGACTCTGCAATCTTTCTAACGCTAAAGCCACGGATAAGCATCATATCTACATTAGGACGCCATTTAGATTGGCATACTTTGCAACGGCTTGATGACACGACTTCAAAAAGTTCGTTTTCTCCAGCGGCTGGAAGTCTACTTGACTTCTCTTTTTTCTTGCCGTCATCTTTTTCTGGCTGTTCTGGTAGTTTAGGCATTAGCGGTAAAAACTTGCTCCGTTGACTTTACGCTGGTACTCACTGTTAACTTTACGCCCATCTGGGTGAGTTCTATTGTAATATCCTTGCTGAATAGAAGGATCTGGAATACCCACCTTTGTATAAATCTCTCTCTTATAACGAGTTCTCATATGCTCTTTAAATAAAATAGGATTTTTATGGTGTATTCTATTACCGGCTCGCACATCTGCTTTTAATATCATATCGGTAATATAGTCAAGTTGAGCAGGAGTTAAGTTTGGGTCGTTAATATCAAACTCATAATACTCCTCTTCAAATGTTAATTCTTCAAATTTGTTATTAATCTCTTTGCTCATCTTCATCTCCAAAATAAACATCTGCCAACTGACGAGATGCGCTTTCTACATATTGCCCGACAGACACTGTTGTTATGCCCATGATCTCAGCAACATCTTTTTGCTTTTTATCTAAAATAACGTTGAGATAAAAAGCCTCTTTCTTTCGTGGGCTTAATTCTTCTAACCCAACGCCCAGATCATGAAAAGATATCGTAAGCCCACGATGGCTTATTGCGTGCTTACCTGTAGCCCTGACGTATTCTTGAAATTGAAGATAATTTCTATATAACTCACGCATGACTTTGTGCTTTTGAAGAGTTTCTGCATCTTTCTTTTTTGTCTTTGGCATTACTCTTCTTCCTTTACATGATGAAGGTCTGGAAAGTAACTCATTCCAATCGCAATAGCATCAGTTTCGTCAAAAGGTATATCACTTAACTTTCGTTCTTGTTGGATTTCAGGGTATTCCGCAATTACCGCTCTGCGAATAACAGCCTTACTTGCAGAAGAATCTCCAACAATCATCGTCTTGACAGACCTTGCTGATATATCTTTCCATTCTATTTCATCTTCATAAGCCATAATCTTACACACGGCGATTACTGAAATAACAAGAGGCAATTGAGGGGATATGCCAAAATTTCCTTTATTGGAAATGGGAGGAATAATCTCAGCGATTATATGAGTAACTTTATTTTCTTCAATTAATTCATCAAACCAGTGATACATATCATAAAGACCAGTGTTCAAATAGGCTTGATATTTTTCGTCTTTGCCACGTTCTCTTGGAGATCTAACTCCGTGAGTGATTAACTCAGCGTTTTCATCAAAAATTGCGTACCCGAATCTTTTAAAGCCGGGGTCAATTGCTAGTAACCTCATTTAGCCTCCGGTGGTGTTTCATTCTGGACGCATTCCCAAACATATGACCATTTCTTATAAATATCTTGTATAAGATTTTCATCATATTCAATAGCAATTTCTCTTAGATCGTGTGCAGGCAATCCACCCTTACCGGGGGAGCCTCCTTTTCTAATGCAGAGAATAAATGCCTTTCTAATACCAGTCCAATCCATATAGCAATTGACTTGGGCGGTCCATTTAGCAAGAGTTTGAGGAAAGGGTCCAGTATCAAACTCATTGTCATTCATGGTCTTTAGATCTACAATGTATTCGCCACCCTTTGGCATATCAACAATAAGATCCAGCGTTCCCTTACCTGTCCATCCATCTGGATGATCATACCCATAAGATCTTTCGACATTCTCTGGTTTTGCGTATCCCATTGCAACCAGAATGTTTTGGTAATAAGCGTGCCAAAAGTGACCACAATCAAAAACGCGCCTTAACCCGGCAGAAACTCTTTTCTCTTCTTGTCCGGTTAGACGCTTATACAACTCATGTGGAGATGCCAAACAATCTCCTGATGGGTGAAAACATTGATCTGGAACTCGTCTAAAGTTTTCTATTTCTACGGTCCACTTGTCTGGAAACTCTCCCCGATTTTGATATTGATCAATATAAGGGACAAGCATATTTCCAGTTGATAATTTTTTTAGTAGTGTTTTATTTAGCATCTTCAATAATTTCTATATCGTCATGAATTGATCTAACTACAAGATCAATAGCCTCTCCAGTCTCTAACTGGAAACGAATAAACATTGTCGGTCTACGGTTCTGTTCTTGAGCCTCTTCAATAATCTTATTCCACGTTTCTAACTTAACAGAATAAGACTTTTTTTCAGTAGCCTTGCACTCGGCTGTGAAATCAAAGTTTTCACCAATCTCAAACCTAACGTCGCCACGATCAGCCCAAGATGCCCCGGACGATGCAGACCTTCTACCATTATACATTTTAGCAATGTATGTTTCATGGCGTCTTGCTAACTCAGTTGTTGTTTTTGCTCTACTTTGCATTTAAACCTCTTATAAGAAATATATCATAAAATAGAGCCGCCGTCGTCTTCCCAACGAGACATTTCTCTATCATATTCTTCAAACCAATACTTAAACGTTTTTAAGTATTCTTCATTTGGCATATCTCTATATTTCCATGCCAATTGTATCATATTTATAATTCTAGGATCTTTAGACAGAGAGTTCGATTGAAACATCTTTAAACATCTCTTTTCTAAGTTTTTCAATGTTTTCAGGATCTGACTTAAGAAAATCTACTAAAGCATTTCTTCCTTGATAACTTTCTTCCCAAAGATCGTACCAAGATCCCCTTTGCTTTACTAATCCCATACGCAGAGCAACACCAACAGTAGATTCAACAATATCTACTCCAATATCATTATTCTCTGTCTTAGTATGATAAAGATCCCATTCAGCATTTCTCTTAGGTGGGCTTACCTTTGACTTGTTAATAGTTGCTACGGGGCGAAAACCAATCTCAACTGGCTCACTTTCCCCCGGAATGGTAGCCTTCTTAACTCCAGCAGAGCCACCCTTCTTGACTTGAATAATTACAGCGCAAGCATGATGGAGAGCGTGACCACCGGGAGCGTGTACAATCGGAAGCCCCTGACGATTAGCAGTATCTCGCACTTGATTGAGGAGAAGGAAAGCCTGCTTAGTCTTGGCAATACGAGGAAGTAATTGCTTTACCATCTGCGTAATAATTCCAGATTGACCATATGCCTGCTTCTTACCGTCTTCATCCAGTTCTCTTTCTGACGCCATAGCACCAATTGAATCTACTACTACAATGCCAAGAGCCTCCTCTTGAGCAAAGTGTACGGCGTGCTTTGCAGTATCTTCAGCAGACTCTGGAGTAGTAACGATTAAACGATCAATATCTACTCCAAATTGTTTTGCAAATTCTGAATCAAAAGAACCTTCAAGATCAACATATGCAGCATACTGACCATTCTTCTGAGCCTCAGCAACTGCCATGTAGGCCATTACAGACTTACCCACACTCTCTGGACCAAAGACCATAGTGATTCCACCTTTTGGATACCCACCGATCCCAAGTGCATAATCAAGGGAGGGGATTCCTGAAGATGATGCTTCGACCTTCACTGTATTACTCGCAATTCTAACATTGTCTGAACCAAACTCTTTAGATGCCTTCTTTAGAATATCTTCAACTTCACTCAACTGAGTTCCTCCAAACTCACCAAATTAACTCCTCTATTTGTAACCTTGAGTACGGCCAATACAGGAATACACTCTTCTAGTATATCAGAGAATGCAAACAGTTGTTGTTCAAACGCTGCAAACTCTACTGTCTGGTCTCCATATTCCATTGTAATCCAAGCCATATCTTGGCCCTTCTTTGTTTTAGTCTTCCTGACTGATTTAATTTCACCAGCAACAATATGTTTTCCATTTACAGAGCGTAGATCTGAGTAGTCTGAACATTCTTCTTCAATTGCTTCTTTATATTTATCTAGAATCTTGGGAGCATCATTAGTTAGGATAATACCCAACAATTCCTTTTCAAATTCACGGCGCTCTCTCTTGGAAATTATCCGATCTTCAGAAGCATCAAAAGCGCCCGCATTAAATAGAGCCTTCGCCTTATTAGCACCAAGACGTTGCTTAGGAGATGGGCCGTCAGTTTCGCCAGCCTTCTTATCAATCAGGAATTGCTTATTCTGCGCTTCTAGCACTTCAATCATGTGATCAAAGTTATCAAAAGGACGATTCTCAATAACCCACTCGGCTCCCTTCGAAACACCCTTAACGTCTTTTAGACCTAGATAGATTTCACCGTCAATAATATCTGTTTCATACATAGACTTATTGATATCTGGAGCATTGACCTTAGTTCCCATTCGTTGGGCTTCTGCAATGAAACGTGGAACATCTTCTCTCTTATCTTCCTTGCGGATACAAGCGAGAAGGTATTCTGCGGGATAGAGATACTTTGTCCAGAGAGTCCATAAGGTAACGATCCCGTAGGCAACTGAGTGTGCCTTATTAAACGCATACTTAGAGAAACCAAGAAGTTCTTGCCACAACTCATTGGCGCTCTTTTCGTCCATATGATCTGTTGCCTTCTCCATGTAACGAGGATAGAACTCTTCCATCTCCTTAACTTTCTTCTTACCCATGATGCGTCGAACATCATCTGCCTCTTCTAGAGTAAAACCCATCTTAGTAAAGAGACTGATGACCTGTTCTTGATACACAAAGACACCATAGGTGTCCTCCACAATGTCTGCAATAAAGGGATGAAGAACTTCGAACTCTCCACCACTCTCACGACGATCTAGATACATATCTACATAACCAGCGCGTAGGGGGCCGGGTCGGTTAAGAGCAACGAGAACAGCAAGATCTTCTACACTACGGCACCTCATTCTGGAAGCAATTTTCTTTGCAATACCACCATCCTCAACCTGAAAGACACCAACAGTGAGTCCACGGTCAAGAAGTTCCCAAAAAGGCTTGTCTGTTAAATCAAGTTCGTGGTGCATCTTCTTAAAATCTAGATCAAAGTCATAATCTCTCTTAATAAGACCTTGAGCCTCTTTTAGAATAGAAAGGTTCTTAAGAGCAAGGAAATCCAACTTCATGAATCCAAGGGATTCAATTTCATGCATATCGAACTGAGTTGCAATTTCCCCCTCCTTTTTGCCCGCGCTTTTATCAATTCTTAGAGGGCAAATAGCAGCAAGAGGCTCATCACCCACGACAAATCCACTAGCATGAACACTACTAGCAAAGATGCGTCCGTGAAGGTCTCCAGCAAGAGAGAATAGGTCTGGGTATTTAGCAATCCAACCCTGAAGTTCACCGACTTCCATAACATCATCCCAATCAGCCATTAGGCCAGCATCCGTCGTGCTATCAATAATGATCTTAATTTCTTCAATATCTCTCATGGGCACTTCTAGATACTTGCCTACTCTTTCAATGGCAGACTTACCATGCAACTTCATCACAGTACCGATATGGGTTACACAGTCCTCCCCGAAAGTATCGCGCATAAATTGCTTAATCTTGTCTCTGTCTTCAATAGCAAAGTCAGTATCAATATCGGGCAGACCACCCTTCTCACGACCCTTGTTATAGAATCGCTCAAAGATCAGTCCGTACTGAATCGGATCAATATCTGTAATCCCAAGCAAATAGGCTACGAGGCTTCCGCCTACAGAACCACGGCCCGGTCCTCGGACAACTCCACTTGTCTCCGCATAGTCGTTTACAAGATGTTCAATTAGGAAGAAGTCAACAAGATCCGCCTCAAAGATAGCGCTCATCTCTTTCTCAACGCGAGCCATATAGCGACCATCATCGTCAAGATCAGCAACCTTGTCAAAGTAACCCTTCTCAACGAGAGCGACAAAACGATCAGTTCCTTCAGGCCCCCATGTGGGGATTCTCTTGCGCTTGGTAGGGAGTTCCACCTCACTCATATCCGCAATCATGTGGGTATTAGAAATGGATTCCTCAACAATGCTTTTAGGCAGATAACTAAGTGCATCTCGGATACCCTGCTCATCTAGAATCCAGAGAGAGGGTGGATGATTGCGCTCAGATTCGGATACCTTCTTACGCATTGACATATTAACGAATGCTTCGTGATTACAATACTGATCAGCGCAAGCATAGTGGGCGTCGGTGGCGTACACAAAAGGGACACCCTTCTTCTGACCTAACCTCACCAGTTCACCATTTACTTCACGTTGAGTATCGCTGTCATATGTGTGGAGTTCAATAAAAAATCTGTCTCCAAATATTTCTAGATATTGATCTAGTACGGCCTCTGGATTTTGCTCTTTCATAATCGCAGAAGACACCTTACCACCAAGGCAGGCAGATGTAAGGATCAACCCCTCGTTATGCTCTTGAAGCAATTCCCAATCAACGCGAGGCTTATGATAAAAGCCTTCTAGATACGCCCTCGTAGAAATGGTCCACAAATTGTTAAGACCCTTATTATTATAAGCAATAATAATAAGATGGCTACGATCATTTTCTGGACGATTGCCTTTAAGGTCAGACTTGTGATGTACCTTACGATCATCTCTTGCTTGGTAAGATTCAATTCCAAGAATGGGCTTAATGCCCCGCTCGGTTGCCTTTCTATAAAACTCAACGTGGCCAGCCACAGTACCATGATCCGTTAGGGCAACGGCATCTGAACCGATATCTTTCACCCGATCTAAAATCTCATCAATCGTTGCATAACCGTCAAAAATAGAATAATGACTATGTTGATGAAGTGGTACAGCCAACTTAACCTCTCTTAAATTTGATAATGTATCTCGCCGTTGCCCTTTGTGATTCGGGCTTCCTTGGCAAGTTTATCACAGTAGTCATTAAACTTGTCGCCACTGTGAGCCTTAACTTTAATGCATTCTATTGGATTGAACTTTAATAAGTACGTCAATTCTCTCCAATAAGCAGAATTTGGAGTAGGGATTCCGTTCTTCTTAACCCAGCCATTCTTTTCCCAATCTTTCCACCAACCATGCCTTAGTGTATTAATCATATAGGCAGAATCGGAATAAAGATTGATTTGACATTTTTGAGAAGTTAAATGCCAAATACCTTCTATGGCTGCCTTCAGTTCCATACTATTGTTGGTGGCGATAGGTTCGTACCCATAATCTTGGGTTAAAAACCCCTCTTCAGAATAAATAACATAAGCCCACCCGCCTTCGTGGGTTATATGAGAAGAAGAACCATCTGTATATAAATGATAGAGGGGGAGGTCTTGCCTCCCCCTCTTTTTGCTTTTAGGACTGCCCTGCTGCCTGTCGCTTAATGCGCTGGAAAGCAGTTTCTGCATCCTCTTCTGCTTCTGAGTCTTCCGCCCTGCGACGGGGGACTTCTGTGCCACTATTACTCTCTTCCTTGTTTACAAACTTCTGATGCTGCTTCTGCCACAACTCTGGATTGCCAAAGTATGTGTCATAGCGCTCCTTAGATCCAAGATTCTCTAGAACTTCATGAATCGTCGGGATCTTCATATTAGAATAATCAACGTCGGCTGCCTTATCTACTTCATAGCCGTGATAGATCGTTGACTGGTCATTTCCTTCACGGATGATCTTCCAAGGATTTGCGGTAATTGGTCCGATCTGGTCATTGTGACTGGCAAACTGCTGCCAGAAGTTCTGTGCAGCCTGAAAAACTACAACGACCTCTGGATAGAAAATAGTTGTCCCATCCTTGGTGGTGTACTCATTACCCTTAACCTCAAATGAGGAGATATCTGAGATACGATTAGTCTTTGCAGATGAATCAAAGACCGGCTCTAGACCTACCGCTACAGCGGCAAAGTTTTCCTTCGGAACGTGGCCGAGTTCATCACAAATAACGCACTTACCGTCTGCATCGTCCCAAGCGTCCATCTTGCGACAAGCAAAATCGCGGTATCCCTTACCGATACTACCATCATCCTTCTCCCATGCAACCTGAACAAAACGATGCAGGGTAACGAGGGGTACATCCTCAATATCAGTAAAGAACTGGATATACGATTCCTGACCATCCTTCAAAGAAAAGAATGGCATAAAGTCAGTTGGCTTAGAACGAGCGGTTCCTCCCCCACCCTGACTTTTCTGCTTAATTAGATTACTTCCACCCTTAAATGTCGGCATTATGTCTCACCTTTCTTCGTGTTAATGACTTGCCTTTATAGGTTTACTATAGCATATGAGATTATTTGTTTTTATTTAGTTCTTGGTTAAGTTCTTCTCTTTCTTCTTTAGTCAACTGATCATACACAACCTTACCAACACGCTTAAAGTAATTTTGTACAACTTCAGTTTCGACTTCAATAGATTCAGAACTAGTAAATTTTGTAAAAGCCACTATTTCCTCCAATGGATATAGTATTGCGCTCTATTAAGATAACTCTCCCATTCCTCAAAAGGAACGTCGGCGGGATCACCCTTTGGAACGCTTACAGGGGGAACAATGTAAACTTCACAATGATCCTTCAATAAATTAAGGGCCGTGCGAGTCGCTTTTGCTCCTGCCTCATCGTTGTCAAACCATAGAAAAACGTTTTCATATCTCCACAACATTCTCATCTGATCTTGATTGATAGAGGCCCCAAAAGTGGCAACGACATTGCGGTATCCTACTCCCCACATAATTGCTGCCGTTTTGGGAGATTCAACAACAATTACATAATTTGAATCATCGTGGCATTCACAATCTCCATGATATAACGTTTCACTTTTGGGGAAATCTGGAGTATTAAGGTATTTAGCCTTCTTCTCTCCTGTCAAGTCTCGGATTTGCCACCCGACTGCCTTGCCCGCAACAAAGTGGGGAAATATAATCCCCTCTCTGTTTTGATCATAAGAGATTCTAAAATGTTCTATTGCTTCGTCGTTAAGACCCTGTTTGTACATCCACGGATGCTTGTTTGGAATGCTAGATATTTCATAGTTTGGAAATTCTTTTTCGACTAAAGATACTGGGATAGGTTCTGAATCATCAACCATCTTAAGGAATTCTTCCTTATTCCACTCATCATCAATATCGTTTAAATATTTATCTTCTATCCATCGCTCGGCTTCTTCATAAGAATCAAAACCTTTTATTTGATGAACAAAGTTAACCACATTTCCACCACCACAAGCAAAGCAATGGTAAAGACCATATTTCAAAGAGGTGGGATTTACATTAATGCTAAAACTTGGGTTTTTATCATTATGGAATGGGCAAGGACACCACAACTCGCCGCGTGAATCCTCAAAGAATTCCGCGTCGTGGGTGTCCTTAACAATTTGTTCTATCGGAAGTTTATTCCGACGCTCTTGAAACAATCGGCCCATTGAATGTGAACTGTGTCTTATTTTGTAGGTTTACTTTGATTCCCCAAGTAGCGTTACTCTTACAATAACGGCCTTCTAGAATCCTCATCCTGACAATGTTTAGGTCTGCCTCATCTTCATTTCTGTGAAGAGCAACAAGGAGGTCAGCGGTCTCCTCAATTGAGCGAGATAGGCCAATCTTATCTGCTCCAGCCAGATCCTCCAACTGAGCAGCCTCTCGGTTAAACTGACAAACGCAAATATAAGGAATTTCCTGCTTGGTTGCTGCAACTTTCAAAGCGTGAACAATAGACTTTGTGTTTTCATCAGAACGACCAACATTCTTCTCGGGATGAATGAACGAAAGTTGATCAACCAAAACAACATTAGCATTAACCTTCTCGGACTCAAGGACAAAACTAGAAACCTTACGATCCTCAAATCCGGGATGGATAATGTATGCGGGACCAAGAGCGTTAAACTCAGACATAGCACCTTCAATCTGCTTCCATTCTGACGGCATTAGAGAATTTTTAACCATCCGGGTGTAACTCACCCCACTGACCAGACACATAAGGCGCTTATACATATCCTTTTCTGTAAGTTCTAGGGTGAACAAAACCGGAATGAGGCCCTGACGGCGCTGCTCAACAAAAGCGTTGAGAAGGAACCATGACTTGAAGCGCTTTGGGCGTGCAACAAAAAAAGTCAAGTGCCCCGGTCCCGCACCGCCAGTGTGTTCATCAACATCCGGGAAGCCATAAGTAGCACCCTGCTCATTCTTCTCTGCATAAATCTTAAATTCTTCAATAAGTTCCTTGTAGTCTTCGGAAGCAAGAATATGCTTCTTGCTGCTTACCTGAGACCAAACTTCGTGTGCGCGAGAAATTAGCGCATCAACAAAATCATTGGGATCTTTAGTGTCAGCAAGTTCCTCAATAATCTCCTTATGCTTAGAGCGCACATAGCGCATCTTAAGTTTATCGGCAAGAAAATGAGGATCAACCGTTGGTCCAGTTCGAACAATTTCCCATTCGCTATTAATGGTAGTCTCGTTCGGAGGCTTACCGTAGTCATGGAGATAGTCAAAGATAAACTGCACAAGTGGGCGCAGTTTTGAATCCTTAATCATGTTAGGGCCAACACCAGCGGCCTTGAGTTCGACTAGATTTTCAGGTACGAGAGCCTGCTGAACAAATTCATTATCAAGATCAAGTACACTCATTTGATTGGTCGGACTTCCTTGTTAGAAATTAGCATGTTAACAACATCTTTTGCTGTAGACGCACGAACGTCTGTACCAGATACTAGCACAGGGATCTGCACCATGTTGAGAAGACTCCAAACTCTAGGATAAAGTTTTTCATGTTCTTCTGAAGATAGGTTTGTACCAATTAGGGTCGGTAGGCTGTTCTCCACGCGGTATCGGATAACCGCTTCATAAACATCAGAAAAGAATTCGTGTTGGCGAACAGACATAGGCTCAATAACCTCATCAAGAGCAAAAATTTCAGCCGACCGGACGGCTTCCATAAGCGCAACCTTATTCTCGCCATTGCTATACCTATCAACAACACTAGTGAATGACTCAAACCACGCCTTATATCCTTGCTTAACAAGTTCTTTTAAGATCAAAATTTGAGCAAAGGTCTTGCCTGTTCCAAGAGGTCCAAAGAACGTGAGGCCACGGCCATAGCGAGAATTGAAATCGAAATTATTTATATAATCCTCTAGAAAAATTCTGAGTTCATCTTTCTCTTCATAAAGATCATCAAAAGACAGGGAATGATACCTGATGCCAATATTTGCATATAGATAGTGTCTGCGAAGCCCCTTTTGGATATCGCAGTCACATTCATTCTCATTGCCTTCAAAGAAATAAAGGCCAGTGTCATTGCAAGTTGGGCAAAGATTTGCCTTTGCTCTTAATGTTGGAAATCTCTTCCAGAGAGTTTCATATTCTGTGCTTGGGATGCTTCTCCAAATAATCTTACTCAACTCTGATTATCCTATCATTAATCTTTTGGTCAAAAAATACTTGTCGAATTGCCTTGTCTATTGCGGCATTAATTTCGTCTTTGCCCTTGTATGGCAAGTAATATATCTCATCATACCACAGGGAGTCATTGATTACTTGATTCAGCAATGCGCTAGGCCATAAAAGTCTAACCATTCTCTCATCATCATCTCCCACAAAATTGGCCTTAAAAACAAAATGAGCCAAAGTGTAGAGGGAACTGGATGTAATTACATATCCTTCATCTTTGTATTTATATTCGTTTTCAAGAATATTTCCCATAAACATCATATCAACGCGATAGTCTGATATATGACCTAGTGCCAGTCCGGTCTTTTTTATGTATTTTTGGGGAAGATTGTCAAGAAGATTTAAGTTTTTATCTTTTGCTAGTGTTTTAGCAAATTTAGTTTTTCCAGACTTAGGAGCGCCTATTACACAGACCTTCATTATTCCTCCGTTGGTTTCGTAGCAACAAGAGCAACAGAAGGTCTGGTCATTTCTAAGACTTCTTCTATCACCCTTAGAAAATCAGGATCATTTTCTAATTTATTGTTTAATTTTTGTTCATCAATTTCTGGAACAAGGGTAATTATTTCTTGAAAATAAGAAGGGTAATTTTTTTGTAAAAGATCTGTATTGATAGTCGGTTTGCCGTGAGAAATCCTTCTATAAAATTGCGCCCCGTTTTCAAAAACAATTTTTTTTGGAACAAATGCTTCCTTTTCTTTAATTTTTGCTGTTCTTTGATCTAACGAAACTAAATCAAAAGTTGGGTAACGCTGAGAAAGATATTCTCCGATATCTTCTATGTACTCAGGCACTTCAATAATTTTTATTTCTGGATCCCTTTCCGGTAAAAGTTCTGAATCCAACATATTCTTATATTTTTTAATGTCCGACTCTACTGAATCTTTAAGATCTTGTAATTCTCTAATTTTTTGATAAATTTCTGTCGTATCCATAATTTTTTCTCACTTCTTGTAAATGGGAACAGTCCCCACGAAAAGAAAACCCTCGGCAATCGCAAAAAGGATCACACAAGGGATAACCAACCCCAGCAACTGTATATACTTTGCCACGGGGCGAAACTTTAGTTATTGAATTTGGAAAATCTTCTATTTTTTTATTCACTTATAATTTCTGAAAGAGATTCTTCTGTTGTATATGAAATGTTGATGTGATTTAAAAATTCTTTAATCATATCAATCAATCTAAAACACACAATTTGTGCAAGTATATCATGCAGAGTGTGTTCTCCACCTTCTTGGAAAACAAGTGAGTCAAAAGAAAACTCTTTATTGAAATAAAAAATTTCTACTAAGTCAACCTCTCCAGATGCTTGAGCATCTACTAGAGCAGCAACAGAAAGTTCAAGCATTGTGTCAAACTGAATAGGTATCGCAATATCGTCTTGTTTAATTAAATTTTCTAAAGTTATTAAAACTTTTTTAGAAAGTTTTATAAACGGATTGTCTTCTATTGTTGAGTTTTCTAGATCAGTCATATTTTTCTTCATCCAGTGACCAAAAATAATTTTCCATTGGGCAGTCTGCCCTATTACAGTCCTTTGGATCTATTTTACCACAAACCTTACAAGTAACAACATATTCATCATTCATTTTCTTCTACCTTATGTCCGTATGCGAAATTATCACACTCATTGCATAGCGTGATTAATTTTTTATTAAAATCTATGGCCCAATAGAGATCGTTATGTTTACAATCTCCTTGAATCTTTTCGGGCCAAACTTTTTTAATATCTTTCCCCGTGAGGATCACTCTCCAGATATAAATAGGATTATCTGGGGAGTTTGTCTTCAACTTCATCAAACCATCCCCAACACAGGGTTGAAAAATTGGGGATTGTTCTTGCTCTAAATTCTCTTCTGGATCTAAGAAATCCATAATTACCTTTTATAAAAACAAATCTTGATCTTCAGTGGGAAGTTGATATGAATCTTCTTCTATTGTAGCAGTTTGTTCAAAATTTGCAAGTTCTGGATAATGTGTGCCTTCTAGATTAAGACGATCTAAATTTCTAGCAATTCCCTGTTCATCAATTAACTCTCTCTGCTGTGAGGTTGACAGGTTTGCAGTTTTATTTATAGGCTTCCATTTGGCAGCACGGTTCCAATATTCAATTTCTTCTTTTGTTTTACCCTTTTGCCAAGGCTCGTCTTCTAGCCAATGTCCTCTTGTTGGATCATCTTCTTCTCTCATAAGTCTCATCGCCCTTTGTTGTATTTCCCAAGGAACTTCCAGTTTTTGATCTTCTTTATCTTCTTCGCCATAGACGTTATATCCAGATAAGGCTAATCCAGCCCCTTCCATAGCATTTGACCAAAATTCTTTTAGATTGGTTCTTTCATCTTCACTCAATTCATCTTTATAGGCTGGGTGACTTAAGTGAATTAAATGTTTAGTTTGAGGATTATAAAGACCTCTGACGGTATGATCGTTATAAAGATTTCCAATCGTCATTTGATCATTGGCTTTTGCTAATGATTTGTTTTTTAATGCTTGATCATAAAGAACGTCTAAATGACCATTTCTATCGTTAGGAGAAACTTCTGTATGATATTCTCCTGTCTCTGGATTGTGAACAGAAATGATTGCATGGTATCCATCAATGTAATAAGCCTCTTTATCTAAAGAAGAGGTCTTTATTGGTTCAAACTTATATTTAGAAGTTCTCATCTTATCTTCATCTAAAGTAACCTCTACTCCAGATCCGCTTAAGTGAATATCTAATTTTTTAGGACCATTATTAATTACCCTGACAAAATCAGGAACGGGATACTCGGGGGAAGTCATCTTGTAGATCTTCCCCCTTTCTAATAAATTTCCCTTAGTATCCTTCCATGCGGCTACTTTTGCAGTTGTTGCAGAGGGAAGGCCTGCTGCTGCTGGATTTGCCCTCTGACCGGCTGGAGAGATTGGAGACTGGCTGTTGGGATGGGGTGCTTGTTGAGCATTTAACCATTTTTTAGCCATTTCTGGGGGTACATTAGGATACATTTGAGAAAGTTGTGCCATCTCTTGTTGCTGCTTTTCTAATTCTGTTAATTGTAAAGGATTTGGTGGCAATCCAACATTTTGTGGACTAGCATTCCATCCAGCATTAGACATACCAGCGCCGGTATTTGGCATAGCAGTATAGTCAGCACTTTTTTCACTAGATGAACTTTTTTGTTTGCTTCTTTCTTCAGCAATCCAGTCTTTGACTTTCTTTCGTTCTTTATCTATTAAAGAAATTCTTTCAATTGGAGCGCCTTCGCTTTGCATTTCTAAAATAAGATTAGTTAAACGCTCTTCTTCGGCCATAAGTCTTGACAACATAGAGGAGTCTTGAGCCCATTTTTCTTGTTGAGGAGTGATTAAATTAGAATCTGCTTGTTGGTTAATTTTTTCATCTTCATTTTGGCCAACATGCTCACCCTTGGCGGGGAATCCTGCTTCTTCTTGAACAATACCTCTTGCCCAATCAAGGAGTTCTTTAAATTCCCACTCACCTTCTTCTTCTAAGAAATCTTTTCCTAAAGAAGAAGGGTCTGTTGCAAATCCCATCTCTTTTCTATCAGAAACTACTTCTGGATGGTTTTCAGCAATCCAATTTCCAACTTCAATAAAATTTCTTTCTGAAAAGTTTGAAGTTTTCCACTCAACGCCCAAGTTTGCAACTGCTGGATCAACTAAAGGGTCGCTATTTGCCACCTTTTGAGCCTGATCAATTGCCCAAATTGTTCTTTCTAATCCAAACGCGGGAGAAAGTTCATTTACAATCTGCTCTTCGTGTGCGCCAGATTCAAGGTATTTAGCAACCTTTGCTAAAACTGGACGGTCTTCTTCTGCATAATCTTCAAATAAAGATTCTTCAGTTTGAGCAAAAATTGGTCTGATTTTCAATTCATCGTGGGAAGCCATCGCTCCGGGAATGAGGCCCTGTCCTTGTGGCATCTTCTGAGGAGTTCCAGCGCCCTCAATTGGCACCGGGCTTGGAGTTTCATCTTGATTAGCAATAGAAGCACTACCTTCTGCTGGATCTGTTACGTCTGGAAGTCCACTATTACCTTCTTCTGGAGCGATTCCAGCGGGGAGTGGGCTTGTCATAACGGCATTGTGGTAATCTGCTGGGATTGCGGTGAGAATAGTCTGAAGTTCAGCAATGGTGCTGGCTTCGTGAGCATAACTAAAATAAACCCACCATTCTGCTCTATTCTCTGCTTCTCCAGAATCTGCCCAAGCCTTAAGAGCAGCGATAACTTGCGCTCTAAGAGTTTCAATGTCTTCATTTCTCTTTTTAGGTCCGGGGGATGTTGCAGATTGGAACATCAAGTTGTCTTCAACATGCTGATATGGCATTTCATAACGATTGTTTGCATAAGTAGGCTGAGGGCCTTTTAGATCCCAATCTGTAGTTTGTACCGGCGCTGCGCCTCCAACGGCTCCTCCACCGCCCCCACCACCGGGAATTAAACTAGCAATACCAAGGCCCTTAAGAGCCGAGCCTAAACCACCTTTTGCTGCTTGCAAACCTTTTTGAGCAAAAGGAAGAAGTCTACCGGCCATAGGAAGGACTCTTGATGCAAGCATTCCTCCCGCAGCAAGAAGTGGAGCAATGGCGGTTTTATTCTCTCCCATCCTAAAACTGCTAATTCCATTTGTTTTGGGAGAGCCTAGAAGAGAAATAATTTCATGAGTTCCGGGAAGATCTTCTTCTCCTAATTCAGAATCTGAACAAGTGTGCAAAAAATCCATAAAGCAT